CAAAGCCTTTTGATCAACATCAAATTTTGGTTTGATCGTGGAAAGAATGCTGGAAACCGACTTATATACCTTTCCAGTTGAATCCGAATATGTGTGACTTTCCTTGGAGAGAACTGGAATATCCTCTCCAATCAAAGGGAATCTTTTAGTCCACATTAGTCTTTTGTTACTGGTGCAATATCAATGCGGCTGATCGTCTTATCACCTTGATGTACAATAACAGGTATGAGAACAGCCTTGTATTTAATTAGAATTTGTTCAATCTCATCTTTGGCCTTTGCCATGTCTACATCTCGTTTGTTTGTTTCTTCACTCATGAACACAATTTAGCATAAGCTTTTTACTTTGCAAGAAAGAAATTACAAGTTAACGTCAAATTCAATCACATCTCGCATTTGAGGATTTGCTGAAACCGATACTATCTCCGTATTATAATACGTTGCGCAATCTTTTTTTACAACAACTTGAGAACTCAATGAAAAATAACTCATATCTTGCAAGTTTCCCTTTACGGCCCCTATTGCCGTATCTACGAAGAAAATATTGTTAACAGGGTCTTCCTCTGGAGGAAATATCCAACCCTTGATTGTGAATGATGTTGATCCAGTTACAAAGTATTTTTGACTTCCGTTAATATCCGTTGGATAATTCACACTTACCGTCCCATCCCACAGTACCTCGGATCTAATCTCTTCTATATATGGAAGATTATATTCCTCTGGAACCTTCCATGAAAGTATGATATATGGATTACAAAACGGAATAAAATTGGACATGATCTGATCCAAATCAGTTTGGTATTTCGCCATGATGTCCATGGTAATTCCAATATTGACTGGAACTGGTGTCCTATAAAAATGAGTCAAATTAGTATTTTGTTTTTCTTTAATATAATCTGGTTTATAAAATCCAATATTTTTATTGAATACTCTATTGTTATCCCTAGAAAAACTTTTCATGTGGATACTTACAACTGGCAATGTTATATTTTGAGAGAAATTTATCAAATCATAAATGACTCGCTGCTTCGGAGCATAGACATATCGAACTTGAACCGTCTGTCCAATTTCCCTGTTTTCATTAAAACGTTTGATGACCACATTGTTGAATGCAGCTAAAAATTGGATCAAAAGATCCTTTACCTCAAAAAAATAGGGACTTTGTTTCAAAATAATACTCCTGTTAGTATTATTTAGATGAAAATCATCTCAACAACCCCGTCATAGAGATTGTTTTTCATTTTAGGTTTTATCATTTTACAATTGAAAACGAAATCTTCCATGTTATGGCAAAGAGTGTTTATCGTATAATCCAAACGAATTGAACTCAATGTTTGAGAAATAGAAAAAGCCATTGGTAATTTAAAATGTTTTTTAGATCCAGATAAATCCAAAGTGAATGAATAATAGAAATCACTCAAATTAAACAATATAAGTTTCCCCTCTTTGAGTGTCTTATTGTTACAAGTGAATTTGAAATTCCTATGCAAATTATTTAAAAATATTTCACTTTGATCAACCATAAAATTTACATATTCATCCATGACATTTTTTCAGCAGGACTCTTGTGATAGTAATTGTCCAAGAAAAATTGCCAAAATTCATCATTTGCAGGAACTCTTGCTATTAAATTACAAAAACTCATATTAATCGCCCTGTAGTCTTGTTTAAAAATATCCCAAAGAATGACAAGATTTTTTTGATTTGGATCATAAAATGGATTTCCAAAAGGAGGAGGAGTTGTGGGTCTGTAGTTCAAGGTGAATCTACCCTCAAATGCATTTAAGATATTCTGAGCACTTGTACAAAGCATTCTCCTGTATAGTGGCTTACCTGCAACCATTCTTCTTCTCCTGAACTTTATCTCACAAATATGAGTTTGAGCAAGAGACTTAAGATTCTCTCTTGATATGAACATCTTCTCTAGGTGTTGCTATTCCAAAAATTCTATGTTCGTTTAAAAATTGACCATGTTCCAAAGTGCCGTAACCATCAATTTCAACATTTGAAATCATAATTCCCTTGTTATTTGGGAAAATAACATGATCGCCTTTTTTAACAAGAGATGTTCCTTGGCCACATAGAATAACCTTACCAATTCTCCATGCTTGTGTGTCAGCATTTACTGGTACAACAATTCCGTTTCTTACTATTTCATTGGAGTTTCCACCGAGGTCTACTAATTCAACCAATATAATATCATCCAATACTTTGGATAGATTATATCCTATGAAAACGCTGTTAAGAGAATTTTGTGAGAAACCATCCAAATCTATTAGAGATCTCTGAGGTGTTAATTGATCAATATTCATATATTTCGTTTTTATTTACAACGTAAATATTTTTTGCAACTACTAAAAAAACAGTAATCTTAAGTTTTTTTAAGAAGTTTGATCGACTTTTTCAACTTTTTTAATATAATTTATTCTATTATATTTCTTCTGTGGAAGGACATTTAGAAGCATCTTATAGTGCATTTCCTTATCATTTCCTAGATAATTTAATTTGTTCGTCGTTTCATTGACAAGATTCGCACTCTCTCCATCATTCATGGAAATCCATCTATTCACTAAAAAAGGATTGTATTGTTTAATTTCTTCCATGTTCTCTTTTTCAAAGGGTTTCTTAAAAAATAAAACGTTTTTGATATAATCGAATATTTGCATGGTAAAATAATAAGCCTTTTGAAAAAAAATACAAGACAAATCCAAAAAAAGTTATAAATAATCCTATGCCAGCAAATGCATCATCAGGAAGAGAATCAACATTTGGACGTAGTTTAATGAACTACGTCAATTCTTATCTTCCATATCAATCTTATACTGTTATAGATACTATTTCAAAGCTGAATCCCAAATTCAAGACCTTCCAAGATACAGGATCTAAAAGAACAGAGGCTCTTTCAAGACAAAGTATCAGTTCCTCATCTGAATACAATGATATATCTCCTACTGCGTTTTTTAATATTGACTCTAATTTCACGCAATACATGTATTCAAATGTCCAAGCGGACAAAATTGCAAGAATTCGTGATTATCGAGTCATGGCAGCATTTTCAGAAGTTGCCGAGGCATTAGATGAAATTTGTGACGAATCTATTAATAAAGACGACAATGGGCAAATTGTAACAATTCAATTTCCAACTGAAAAACTTAAAAGTGAAACTAAAAAAGACATTTCTGATGAGTTTGAGAAAATCATTGGTTTTTTTGAATTTGAAAAAAGAGGTTGGGAATACTTTAGAAGCGTGATGGTGGATGGTGAAATTTATTGGGAAAACATTATACATAAAGAAAAAGAAGAAGAGGGTGTTCTTGGAATTGTGAGTATTCCAACAGAACTCATTGATCCTATTTTTGGAAATGTTCAGAATATGTTGATCAAAGGATACTTGTTAAGAAAACCAGTATTTGATCCAACAAATCCAACAAAAATTGTAGATTACGCCTTGATACCAATGGACAAGAATCAAGTTACCTATGTGAATTCTGGCATTTGGAACGAGAATAAAACTGTCAGACTACCATTTATTGAAAACGCAAGAAGAGCGTATAGACAACTTTCTCTTATTGAGGATAGTGTTGTCATCTATAGACTTGCAAGAGCACCATCGAGACTTGTTTTCAACGTTGATGTTGGAACAATGCCAGCACCGAAGGCAGAGGCATATTTGAGAAAAATGATCCAAGAATATTGGTCAAAGCGAACATTTGACGTTGATCAAGCTGGACAAGTCAATAAATTTAATCCTCAAAGCTATTTGGACAATTATTGGTTTGCAAAAAGACAAGGTTCCGAAGGAACAAGTGTCACTCCTCTCGCAGAAGGACCGCAACTTAACAGCCTTCCTGATTTAGATTACTTCGTAATGAAGCTTTATAAATCCCTCAAGGTTCCAGTGAACCGAATATCACCTGATTCTGGATACAATGATGGTATGCAAATGCTCAGAGAAGAACTTAAATTCGCAAAGTTCATTATGAGAAGTCAAATGTATTTTACAGAAAGCATTAAGAATACATTCATTGTTCACTTGAAATTAAAGGGTCTTTGGGAAAAATACGATCTGAAGGAAAATGATTTTGAGCTTAGATTTACTCCCCCAACCAATTTCTTTGAAATGAGAGAAGCTCAAAAAGCTGAAATAAAATACAATACATTCAATAGTATGGTTCAAAATGAATCCATATCTAAGACATATGCTCAAAAGAAATACTTGAGATGGAGTGACCAAGAAATTCTAGCAAATAGAGCATTCTTGAAAAAAGATAAAGAACTTGAGTTTGAACTTGCTCAAATTCAAGCAAATGGACCTATGTGGAAAACTGGAGGCGAAGCTGTTGAAGGCGTTCCTCTTGCCGCTGGTTCTGGTGGTGCTGTTCCTACTGGAACTCCTGCATCTCCTGCTGGTGGAGGTGAGGGTGTTCCTGCTGGCGGTGGAGGTGGTGAGGCTCCTCCTGCATTTGGACCTCCTCCAGCTGCTGCTGGCGGTGGAGCGGCTCCAGAAGCAAAACCACCCGCAGAGTAACTTTAACTAAATAATCCTATGGGATTATTCGCAAATACATTTTCAGTTTTATTGGAACAAACGTGGAATGGTGGTTATTTGAACATGTTCATGCCAATGCAAAAGAAAACAAAAGGCATGAGACATAGAAGGGCTGTTGTCTTGGATCCATTTAACAGAAAACATGCTCAGACCGTTCCAGATATGCATAAACCTGACATGAGCATCATTCAGCAAGTTGAAAGGATTAAAAATAACCCAACTGTAAATGTTCCATTAAATATCGTTCAATTGAGAAAAATATGTAAAAAATACGGAATTTACAGTGTATCTAAAATGGAACCTAAAAAGCTTGGAAATACTGGAATTATGATTATATGGAATGAGCCTACCAAATCATTCATCTTAAAAAAATGATCACATACGACAAATACAACGGAGTAAATTGCATTAGAACGTATCCGAACAATTATTCGGAATACACTGCATCAACTGTAAGGTTCACGGACAAGGAAAAGAATGTCGCAGAAAGATCATTATATAGCAACTATTGGAGAGAACAAATTGATTTATATGGTCAAAAAATTCTTTATTACAAGAATTTATATAATTTAGAACAAGCGGATAATACATACGGAGAAATGCCATTGAATCAGTTTGAAACTCCAAAAGAAATGATAATGCTTTTCACACTAACGGAAAATTCGTTAATTCTTTCCAAGTTTGGTTATCAATCGGACGATCAAGTAACAGCTTATTTGCACATTAGTTCTTTTTATGCACACTATCCACCCAATTACGAACCAAAAGCGGGAGACGTGTTCAAATTGGTGGAATATGGATCAGATCGACCTGGTGAGCGTGATGGTAAAATGTACGAAATCACAGAACGTTGTGATGAAGACAATTCAAAAATAAACCCGCTCGCTGGTCATTATATATGGCTCTTAAAGGCCAAGAGACTTGAGCATTCATTTGAAAATTTACCTCAAGAAAAAGGAAATGCTCAAGTCCATGATGACACGTTTTATGGTGATTTGAGTGGTGCTTTGGTGGCTCCTCCACAACGAGATCCATCTTATCCACAAGATTCAGACACAGAATCCAAAGAAAAGGTTTTTGATATGTCTATCAATGATACTCTGGAATACGGTGGATATTATTGATCAATAAATTATATCAATATTTTTATTCATCATTGCCAATTTATCCATTGGTTTCAATAAAGGTTTCTTTGAATTGGCTTCCGCTTCAATGTCAACCTCCATACTTTTAAATCTATCGTTGATATATTTTTTAAATGCAATTGGCTTTACCCAATCAAATTTATCTAAATCCAACTTTAGTTCTTCTGCTTTTTCTTCTGTGAGAAGAATAAGTTCCACAAGACACATCCAACGAATAAACGTATCTTTATTCATTTCTAGATCACTCTCTTTTGTTTTAAAATTAATAGTGTTTTTCATAATTGAAACGCCATTATGAACTTTTTTCTTCAGAATATCAAGAAAAAAATTTGGAAAGAACAAAAGAAACGAAGAATGCCTTAACCTTATCATTGTCTGGTAAGGAATTGCTTTCACCCAAAAGTTTTATAGCATTCTTGATAATATCAAAGGTCAAGTTGATCGACTGATGTTTCACCTCATCTTTATTATCTTGTTTAACAAAACTCTCCAATTTGTTAATAAAATCATTCATAAACTCTTTATTGGGGTTCTTGAATTGATTTTTTTTGAAAATCATATACTGATCAACATTTTTTTTGAAATGACACTCGAAAAATAGTTTCACATCATCCGCTTTTGGTAAATCAGCCTCTGTTTTTTCTGGTGCAATTCCAGAATTTTTTTGGATATCAAATTCGATCATTGTGTGTTGGATCTTTTATGGCTTCTTCAACGTTTTTAATCACTAAGGGATCGGCTAATGGATTTTGTTCCAATGGTTCTGTTTTTAATGTGGTTTTAACATCGACAATAACACCAATTCTTTTATTACATTGTGAACAAGTATAAGAATTATCAACGTTCATTTCAATTGGAATTCTATTTTGAACCTTTTTATCACATGGGCAGACAACATCAGCCGTTATTTTAGCTAGTTCTGCTGCTGCAATCATTTCCAATTCAGCTTCTATTATAGCGTTTCTCCTTTTTACGTGTTCACCATAAAAATAAAATCCGATGAATTGTAAAATAAAAAAGAATAAGGTTGTAATCCAAAAATTAAATCCAAAATTAAGGCAGAAAAGACCACCGAGAATTGAAACGGAAATAGTTATAGCGAGACTATAAATCAGTTTTTTTAATATTTCTTTAGGCATGAATTAGATTTTATCATCTTCATCCGAATTTTCAACAATTTTATTCATTTCAACTGTTGTTGAAAAGAGAATTTGTTGAATCTTATCCATTTTTTCATTTAACTTTTCCACCGCATCGATTCTATGTTTATTTTCATATATTACAGGGTTCTTCAATGCACGGTTGAGATCGAAACGAATATCAGCAACTTTTGTGACAATATCTCCGATTCTGTTTAATAACGAATCCAATCCAAATGGAAGTTGCTTTGGAGCATTGTGATCGAGAGTGTTTCTATATCTATTTACAACATCATCAACCGTAATAACTTGAGATGGTGCATCTTGTTTTGCTATTCCCTTGACCCATTTATTATATATTTTTTGGTCATCTTCCACTAGGATGTTAAATTTTTCTCTCATCTGATATAAATATTTAGCAACAATCACTAAATAATCTTATGGGAATCTACGAAAAATATTTCAATACACTTTTGGAACAAGACGAAGTTGAAGCAGCTCCTGTTGCTGCAACTCCAGAAGCGGAAAATGCTGCAATGTCAGCAGAACTCGATGCTGGAACTTCCGCTGATTCGTTTGATTCTGATGCTGGTAGAGTGGAAGTTATTAGAAAAGAATCACTCGCTAAACAAAAAAATACTCTTTCCCAATGGGTTGCTGAAATTGAAAGATTCGTTCAATACGTTAACGGTGTTAATGATACTTCTGTTCAAGCACAACTTCACAATGCTGGTTGTGATACCTTATTTGAGAAAATTGCCTCTTCCGAACATCGTAGAATTTCACGTATTGCTGTGGAACTCAGTGGTCTAGCTGAAGCTCTCAAAGGATATTTGATTGCTGGTGATCAAGATTAATCACTTAATTTCGGACAATTTAATCTTCCCCTTCATTCCATCATATGAATTTTTCAAAATGAATTTATAGGGAAATTCATATAGTTTATATGCAACGCAAACATCGTTCAAATCCTTGAATTTTCCATATTCCTTTGGCCAAATGAATACTTTTTTACCAGATTCAATTAAACACTTGGTCTTTTTCTTGGATGCTGTATCGTTCCATTGATTATCCAATACAAAAATCTGTTCATGTAGAGGAAACAATTGCATTTGGCTTTTCTGTTTATCTGTGAATGTTTCTGAGCCAGATTCAGATA